ATGTTGGTACTTTCCATTGGCAAACGCTTGTTGCTTAGCTTTTCGCTTTTCTTAATCTTAATAATGTTGCCCTTGCTATCCTTGCCCAATGGTGCCAGGTCGAGGCTGCTCTTTAGTTCGCGGCACTCAAACTTATCAATAAGCAATCGGGGCAGGCGTGGGTTCTTTTCGCCCATCATCTGGTTAACAAGGTCGTACTCCTCGCCCATGGATATGTTGCCTTGGCCTACACTCATAAGGTTAACGCGCCATCCTGTTGGTCGGCCTTGCTTATCGTACTCTATTGCATGTTTAACCTGTGTGGCAAAGTCCTGCTTGGCAGTACGGTAGTTGTTGGCGGCCCTATCGTAATACAGGTTAAGTATCTTGCAGCGATGGGGCGCAAAGAAGATGGTGAACTGCTCACCCAGTTCAGGTATCCAGTCGGGCGATAGGGTGTATATGTTTTTAAGGCAGCGTATGCTCGCGCCTTGTTCCTGGCCAATAACCATGCTCATCATGTTGCCTGCATCAAACCCGGCATCCAACGCCTGATCGGTAGCAATATGCTTTAATCCCTCGCATGTTTGGCTTATGTTGTCGCGTAAGCCAAAGCGGTCATAATAATCGTAATTGTATCCATCTTCGTAAAAGTGTTTATCGCTTAGTTGGGCATAGAACCTGGCCCCAACTTCCAGACTGGCTTTCATGCTCAGGATGGCAGTCTTAAACTCTTCGTACTCCAACGAATTGATGTTGGTAATAAGATATTCGAAAGTAAGTATATCAATGTTAACCAAGGAACTCACTATCATAAACAGCGTGGAGTTCTTACGCACTTTATGTAAACGTGCCTTTTCGCGATCGAGGCGAATGGTTATGTTCTTGAGTTCCTTTTCGCTGGTGTTGGTTTGCTGTGCCTGGTAAAGTTCGTATTCAATTTCGTTAACATGCAGCGATTTGTGGAAAATGGCTATCATTTGGGTAACATCCATATTGTTTTTCATCCGCAATATCCAATCATGTTCCCCATCGGCGGGGTTGGGCATATCGGTTGCAAATGTTTGCCCCATAAAATAGGGCGAATCGTGGTACAGCAGGTAATCGCCGCGAAGTGTTGGAACGCTTTTCTTCAGCTTTGCTTCGCTGGCAAACTTAGCTTCATCGCCAAAGTTGTGGACCGTGCTGATACCTGCATTGGAGCTTGGCCTGTCGAGGCTCTTGATCATAAACAGGCAACCGTTAAATGTGCTGATGGTGTGCCGGAACTCGCTTGCCCTGGTATAAGGCCTGGAGTAATCAATTGGCGGTTCGCGGTCGCAAACAAAATGACCTGGGCGGCGTTCGCCATCCACGGTAATATCCTCGAAAAACCCTTGCCGCTCCCAACCGGTTATAAGGTTAGGGATTATATTGGTTAAAGCGTTTACATACGTATCGGCCAGAAAGGCAAACGTGCCACGTGGTAGGCTGTAAATTATATCAATGCTTCGTTTGGCAATAATATCCTGGGTTTTGGCAGTTCCACGACCACCAACCACATACAGGTTCTTGGGCTTAATGATGTCGATCATCATGCTTAGCCAATTGCTGTAGCGGTATTCAACTTCCTCGGGTGTGGGTTTATTCGCCATCGCTAAACGGAATATCAACGGTTTCTGCCTCAAATACGTTTCCCGATCCTTTGCCGGTCATTCCATCGCGGTGGATCCTGATCCGGTCTTCGTTGGGAATATCCTCTAAATTATCAATCCACTGTGCAAGTTTGGCACGGTTGGCTTCGGGCAAACCAATATCCTTTGCCTTTAAGGTGTAGAATATCGGTCGGCGTTCCAACAATTGTTTCGGGATGCTTTGGTCGGATTTTTCGCCCATGCGCAATTTGGCGGCATCCTGCATACAGTTACGGGCGGTAGTCCAGTCGTTATCCTGTATGGCCAACAACGCAAGTTTATCCAATTTATCGGCATATACTTGTGCCCAGGCTTCGCGTTTTACTTCGTTGTTGGAATAAAAAAAGTTTATTGCCTCGGTAAAAATCTTATTCGCGTGGTATTCGCTAAGTTTCCAGGGCGCGAGCGTAAGGGTTTTAATGATAAATTTCTTTTCGGCGTACTTATCGTACATGCTCCGGCACACTTCCAGCACTGTAAGGTAATTAACCAGCTCAACCGGCATATCTTTCGACTTGCCGGTTGCTATAAACGATTGAAGCTGTTCGTAGGATGCTTCGCTATATACCAAAGAGTTCATGCTTCATATCGTTAAGTTTGTTGAGCCGCTTTTTGTTTTCGTACTGCTGTATGGCGGTTAGGCTCCCATCCATGGCACTTTTCAAGTTGGCATAATCAACCTTGGTTTCGTAGGTAACAAGTCCCTTGTCTATACGCTTTTTAAACTCGCTTTCGGGTTCTTTCAACGCTTCGTAGCACTCGTTTAGGTTTAGCCCGAAATAAATGGCTATACGGCGCACGGTATAATTCATCCCGGCCATTAGCTCAAGCTGATCGAGGTCTTTATCCGTTAAGTCGGCAATTGCTCTAATTTCCATGGTTGGCCGTTACGGGTTAGGGTTAGTGTGTAGTTTAAACCATTGTTGGTATATTTGGTTTGCTATTTGAGCCGTCATTACTGGTGGAACTGACATACCAATTAAATAGTTTGGATGAATGTTATTAAAATCGAAGTCAATTGGATAACTCCCAATCATTTTACACTCGTCCATTGTTATTCGGTTAGGTTGGTCAAATCTAATAGGTATTGAATCAGGTCCTGCAACTAAGGTATTTGGGGTTTGGCTGTCGTGTACAAATTTTAGTTGATACCTTTTCTTTTTATTTCCTATTCTTAAATGTATTGTGGCTAAATCTTGGTCAGATTTTATTCTATACTTCCAAATAGATATGGTTTCTTCAGTAAGTTTTATTCCTAAAATATCAGATTTAAATTCACCATAGATTATATTATTTTCATTAAATTCCAACTTCAAATCAGGGAACTTCAAGTCATTTTTATACCCAATAAAAAAAACTCTTTCTCGTTTTTGAGGTACACCCATCGAAGCCGCATTCAGGCAAAATACCTGTACATTGTATCCAGCCTTTGTCATTTTTAATACAATAGCTTTCGCATAAGCTTTTGCATTTCCTAAAATAATGCCTTTTACGTTTTCGAGTATAAATGTTTTAGGCTGCAATTTTATGATGGTTTCGCAATAAACAAAAACCAAGTCATCAAGCGTTTGCATCGTTTGTCCTTCCCGAAATACTTTTTCTTTTCCCCACCCTTTTTCACGGCTTCCGGCCATTGAAAAAGTGCTGCATGGTGGCGATCCGTCTAACAAATCTAAATCGTACAATTCGGCTGGCAAATCGGTACGCTTGTTAAATTCGCGTATATCTTCGTTATACATGTATTTCGGGTTGTGGTTTGTTTTATAAATTTCGGCAATAGGCGGGTCAATTTCAACCCCGCCCAAATGTTCGTAACCTGCAAGTTTATAGCCCATGGTACTGCCACCGCCACAAACAAACGTGCCAAATACTTTTAGCCCATGTTTGGTTATCCCTTTGGCAGGATAGCCATCTGCCAACTTCCATTTGTATGGGAATACGTGTTCTTTATTCATTGCCCAAAAGTTTCCAAACTGCTTGCTCAGGTGTTTGTGCTATTTTTGAAAGTTGCTCCCTAACCATCATGTATTCATCATGTGTATATTTCAGGCTTATTGTCATAGTATCTTCAAAAGCATCGGTATCAATTTCCTTGTTTTTTCCTGAATAATCAATATCGTTATCTTCAACCTGCTTACGCTTAAAAAAAGTATCCATTTGCTTATCAAAGGCATCGCTGCTTTCAAATTCAATCTGCTTTAGGTTTATGCCGGCAATTTCCATATCAATATCGGCAAACTCAAGCTGCAATATATCCAAATCAAAAACGCCGCTGTGGGTGTTGGCAATCAGCATATACTCCTTTACTTCGGCAAGGGTAAGTTTGCGGTTGGGGGTTCGCACATCAATAAGCTCCTCGCCACGGCCAAGCATTTTAAGCACCGCCACGCGCTGGTGGCCGCTTATTATGCTGCTGTCGTAATTTATTACGGGTATGTCGGCAAGGTTAAATTTTTCCAGGCTGGCCATTAGCCGCTGGCGTTCGGCATCGGTTATTTTGCGTGGGTTAATTTCCTGTTCCAGCAGGTCGTTTACCTTTCGCTGTGTGGTGGTCCATTCAAGTTTTTTCATGTGGGTTTATGTTTGGTGGTGAAAGCAAAAAGGGTTTGGGTTGCGATGGCGACCTAAACCCTTTTTTTGTGGTGGGGTGTGTGTTAAGTTAGTTCGTTGAGTTTTATTTCAATTTGTTCAAGGGCTTCGGTTCGGGATTTCATGCGGAGTTCGATTTTTGTCCGCTTTGGACCCTTTGGCATTGGGTTTGGGTTTGTGCCTTTTGTGTCCTGCTGATAGTTCAAATAAAACTGATCCTTGCTGTTGCTGTTTTGCATCCTACGGCGCAGATCCTTGAGTTGTTCAATGCTATCAGGCAGTTCAATGGGTTTATCTGCC